CCGGGTGGGCCGAGGTGCCCGCGTACCCTGCGCGCCACGAGGGGCAGACCGAATTCTTCGAGCCGCTGAGGAAGCAATTCATTGCGGCCGAGGGCAAGCCATCAGAAATGCGTGCCCTGCTTAACAACCAAAAGGTATTCACACCTACAATGTAGTTAGAAGCTTATCCCACGCGCGGACAGCTTCTTCGCCGCAAGACATACGCCTAAAGGAATAACCGTGCCTGACACGCTACAGACGAAAGTCTGCAAGACCTGTCGTCTGGAATTGCCTATCGACCTGTTCAAATTACAGGTTCGACATGGTAAGCGTGAGGGAGATACTGTCCGGCACCCACATTGTGACGACTGCCGGAAGAAGGCAGCCAATCAGTATAGGTTCGACCGTGAAGAGCGCGAGCCTGGTTATATCGCTCGAACGACACGTAAAGCAGTGCTATCGCAGTACGGCTTAACGCCCGAAGAGTACGACGAGATGTTTGCGGCACAGGAGGGTAAGTGCGCTATCTGTAAGCGCGTGCCCTCAGGCAATGGTGTTGACCGACACAACCTCGTAGTTGACCACGATCACGACACCGGTAAGGTCCGCTCCCTCCTTTGCGACTTCTGCAACAGGGGCCTAGGGATTTTCAGGGACAGCCCTGACGATCTCATAGCTGCGGCAGCATATCTGCTTCAGCACCAAGGAGGTGGTGTCTGATGTCCTGGTTGCTTAACGAGGACGCTTGAATGGCCGCTCTCAAGTACATGCTCCAAGGGTTGGTGGTGCATGATGCTACAGACGGCTGCCCTTCTGTAGGTGGGGTCAAGCAACACGCCTACGCAACTGGTCGGCAGGTTAAGGTTAAATATCGTAGTCCTGAAGATGAAGTCAGTAAATATCAGCCGCCGTGCATCATCATGGAGTTCCCCGACATCTCGATGGCGAACGAGCGAATGCACCAGGGGGCACGGACCCAGCTCCCGTATGCCCCCGAAGGCTACCCTCAATGGTGGCCCGCTGGCCAGGACTGGTTTGACCCAAACGACTCGCCCTACTTTGTCTCCGACTACCCGGTGCCCTACAATATCGATTACCAGATCACCGTGTACACCCGCATCAAGCGTGACCACCTGATGCCTATTCTCGCCGCGCTCGAAAGCTGGGACAAGCTCGGCCGGATGGCCACCCTCAAGATTCCGCAGGACGGTACCTTCCGCCGGATCACTCGTATGTCGGGGCCGCACATTTCGTGGGTGCCAAGTGATGACCAGGAGAAGAAGCTGTTCACCGCGACGTACCTGGTACGAGTACCGACCGAACTGTTCGGTAACGTCTTCACCGTCGCTGCCGTCAACGAGATCATCGTCAATGGCAACTATGGAATAAGCCCCACGTTCAATCCTAGTGACTATTACAACGAAGAAGGACTCAGCTCTACTGAGATCCAGGAGTCCTTTGGGCTGCTGTCGGTGGGCAATCAGTCAAACTGGAATACCGCCCAACTTAACCAGTAAAGGGAGTAATGATGGCAACCACCACCGGCCGCCCCGGCGTTTACATCACCGAGAACTTCAACCCGATCATCACGGCGACCTGGACGGGTAACGCGATCCCGGCGATTGCCGCCGTCCACCCGCGAGGTCCTACGACGCCGATGCTGGTTTCATCGTGGAACCAGTACGTGACCTACTACGGTACCTTCGCCCAAGTGCCGAACTCGATCCTGCCGTTCGCTGTCTACGAGTACTTCGCCAACGGCGGCGCGCAGGTGTATGTTCTGCGGGTGGCGAATACGGATGCAGAGCCAGCCAGCCTGTCCGTTGTGAACGACAACGCGCTGCAGGATCTGGCTGGCAACCCGGCATTAGGTGTGGCCTCTCAGTCTCCCGGTGTCTGGGGGCAGGGCCTCTTCGTTCAGATTGTCGTCAACCGGCCGAACTACTTCAACTTCAACGTGTATCTCGACGGCAGTAACACCGCGAGTCTGGTGGAAACCTTCCCGGATCTATCGATGGACCCGGCGAATCCTAGGTACTGCATTTCCATGCTGAACTCCCCGACAACGGGATCACAGTATGTTAGTGTCAGCGACTTGGTTAGCGGAGACGCTATCCCGGTCGGCATCGGGCCCTTCCCCGACAGCTACGTGCCGAACGAGAGTGACCTGGCCCCTGTCGGGCCCCAGCCGCTGACCGGCGGTACCGATGGATCTGAGACGCCAGTCCTCGCAAGCACCACCACGACCGGTGACTCCCCGCCCGTCACCCTCTACACCGGGGCTATCCCAGAGGGCTTTGACACGCTGCTCGACCAGGTTCTTGTCGTCAACGTGCCCGGCTGCTCGCTCGAAGGTGGTGCCGTTGATGTGCTCACACTGAACACCCTTATCGCCTGGGCTGCTAACGCCGGGGATAAGTTCATCGTCATCGACGGCCCGGCACCGGACCCGGCAGGGCTGACGGAAACGAACTACAACACCGCCTGCACGAACGAGTACCTCACGTTGGTCAGCACTGGTTCCCCCGCTCTGACCGCCTCTACGTACGCGGCGGTCTACGCCCCCTGGGTGCTCGTGCAGGACCCGTCTTCGGTGACACCCGGTGCGGCCCGCTGGCTGCCCCCGGGCCCGCTTATGCTCGCCCAGTACAGTTACACGGACACTGCCTTTGGCACGTTCGTGACCCCGGCGGGTACCAAGAATGTCCTTGGGCTGATCAGCCTGGAGACACAGTTCACCCAGTACCAACTGGACACCCTGAACAATGCGCAGGTCAATACCATCAAGCAAGTTCCCGGTGTCGGCTACTGTCCCTTCGGCGGGCGCACTCTGCACTTGGGCTACCCCGACAGGTACATCGCCGTTCGCCGGATGATCATCAAGCTTGAGCACGACTTCAAGCAACTGCTCCAGCCTATGCTGTTCGAGCCGAACGACTACCTGCTGTGGAACTCAATTGTTTCGGTGCTGACCAACTACCTCACCCAGCAGCTCCAGATGGGGGCGCTCGCCGGGACTACTCCCGGCCAGGCCTACTCAGTTACCTGTGACAACACCAACAACACGGCAGCAATGGCGCAGGCTGGTGTCGTCACGGTCGATGTTGCGGTGGCCCTGGAAAGCCCTGCCGAATTCATCAACATCAATGTCACACAGTACCAGGGCACCGGCACCACCACCGTTACCACCACCACGTGATCAGGGGATAGCAATGACACTCGTCCAGCAGGGCACATCACTCAGTACGATCGCCACCGATCCACTGAGGAACTTCAAATTCAGTGTTACCATCCAGCCTACGTCGAGTAATGCCATGGGCGCGGGCGCTGTCCATCTTGGCTTCATGACCGTCAGCGGTTTAGGAATGAATCTCGATGTCATCCCTTATCGCACGGGCGAGATGAACACGACCACCCAGAAGATGGTCGGGCAGGCGGACTTCAACCCCATTACGCTGACCCGTGGCGTCACCGTGAACTCCAGCCAGCCGCAGATTGAATGGCTCCAGCAGTTGTTCACCGTTAACCAGGGTCAGGGCACGTCAGCGGCTGGTGCCGACTACCGGTGCCAGGTGTACGTCTACGTCCTCGACCACCCGTATGCTGGCGTGTCGATTCCGAGTAAGGCTGGCTTCCACATCTACAATGCGTGGCCGTCCAGCGTGGCTTACTCCGACCTGGACGCGGGAGCCAACCAGCTCTTTATCACCCAGCTCTCTCTGGCCCACGAAGGCTTCGTGGCGGTTGTGGCAGCCGACTCTGGCCCGAACGATATTCCTTCTCTCGCGTAACAGCAAACCGTAATACAAGGAGCACGACATGGCAGAAAAGAAGATATCGTCCACGACTGACCCGATGGGGGCCGCTGCCGCAGCGCAGGCCATTATGGATGCGGGCAAGACACAGTTCCCGAAGGACCCGCCAAAGGTGGAACCGGATGAGGTCACCCTGCCTGGTGGCCTCATTCACGGTGACGAGGTTATCACTACCGCAACCGTGCGTGAGCTGACTGGCGAGGATGAGGAGAAGCTGTATAAGTCTCTCGCCTCCAACAACTCATTCCACTTCATCAACACGCTACTAGAGTGCGGCACCGTCAAGATAGGCGATGAGCCTGAGTCTGAGACTAAGGCCTTGCTGAAGAACTTGCTTGTCGGGGACCGTGAGCAGATCATCCTTGGTATTCGCCAGGTAACCTATGGCGACCAGGTGACCGTGATCAACTTCAAGTGCCGTGAGTGTGAGGGTACCACCGCCCAGATCACCTTCGAGATCAGCGACGACATCACGGTAAAGAAGCTTACCCACCCGCGTGATGAGATCGAGTTCGACGTCAAGCTGCGGAAAGGCTCGGTAGCCCGGGTGCGTCTGCCGAATGGCAGCGACCAGCAGGCACTAGTAGATCAGGTGGACGCCACGCTCGCGGAGCGGAACACCATTATGCTCCAGCGGGTGATCATTAACATCACCGACCCGAACGGGACAATGCACGCACTGGCCGGTGAGCCGTCACTCGCACTGAAGATGGGTATTGCCGACCGGCGTACCATTCTGCGGGAGATAGCCGATCGAGCACCCGGCCCGAGGTACAATGATATTAAGTTCACGCACGCCGACTGTGGCAAGGAGGTTTCCCTGGCCATAGACCTCGGAGACCTGTTTCTCGGGTAGCTTGAACCGGCATGATATGTATAATCAATTCGGAGCAATACTCTTAGAATTCCCAGCCTGGCCCCCACGACATTTGCTGGGACTCACGATAAAGGAACGTGCCTACTGGGCCCAATGGTCTCGGGCACGTTACGAGCGCACGAAGGGGGCACAGTGACTACAACGCAGTCCACGTCTACAATTGCTACGGACCCACTGCGTGACTTCAACTTCACGGTTGTCATCCAGCCAAACGACCCGCAGTCCCCGGGTGGTGCTCTCAAGATGGGCTGGCAGACCGTCTCTGGTATCGGTTTCGATATGGCCCCTATCCAGTACCGCCAGGGCGGCTCCAACATAGTGATCCAGAACATGCCTGATCAGGTCACCTGGTCTCCTGTCACACTGGCCCGTGGCATGACGATGGGCGCGACCCAGCTCCAGATCGGCTGGTTCTTAGAGATCTTCGGGTTGCTCCAGGGGGTGGGTAACGCTAACTCTACAGTAGCTGGTGGTGGCGGGACTACAGGTGGCCAGAACGCGAACGCCGACTTCCGCGCATCCATATTCATCTACGTGAACGAGCATCCGAATACGACTGGCACGCCCGTGACCAAGGCGGGCCTCAAGTTCTACAATGCCTTTCCTTACCAGATGCAGTACGGCGACCTTGATGCTGGCAGCAATGGATTGTTCGTCTACTCGATGACGTTCTGCCACGAGGGAATGGACGCGACGGTGGCAGGTGCTACTGACTCCATCAAGAGTATGGCCGGTAATGCTGGTGCAAGCAACTCAAACTGGATACAGAGCGGGTGAGGTATCGTGGCACCACTTAGGTCTTTCAATATTAACGAGCTGACCACGGTACCTCAGGGAGCCCGGAACTACAAGGCCTTCCTGGAAGGACTCAAGGACGCTAAGCGCGAGAAGGATCTGGCGTACCTGGAGCTGACCGCTGGCATAGTCGGAACCGTTAGCTATCTCCGTTACCGTAACGCCAAGAAGGCAGGCAGGTAAAATGCCTGAGCCGGATATCGGTGGTGGTATGCCACTACCTCCTAACGGAGGCGGTGCCAACACGACGAGCACCAACAATACTACTACCGTGCTCGGTACTAACCAGCTCCAGACTGCCATCGATAAGTTCGACGCCACTGTCTCCAAACTGGAAAGGCTGTACGATAAGGTATCGGCACAGGGTACCGGCCTAGGTGCCGGGGCCGGTCCTAATGGCGGGTTCGGTAACAATAATAATGGGGGTAACGCCCGCTTCTCGGGCCAGCAGACATCAGATGGCTCTGGCTTCACCAGCAACCTGGCTAGCTCGTTCTCTGGTGGGTATGGCACTGCGGGCGGTGGCAGCAAACCACCGGGAAGCGGTGGCACTACTCCTCCCACAGGTGGTACGCACGCGAGTGGCGGTAATGGTGGTGGCTTCCTGCAGAATATGCAGAAGTCTTTCACTGCCGCTGGCAACCTATCCGGCGGGCAGAAGGTTGCCTTTGGTGCCGGTGCCGCAACCGGCTTCGCCGCCACCTATGGTGCGGCCAACATGGGCACGCAGCAGCTCATCAGCGGCTACGGGCAGTCACAAAGCATTCAGGGTCTTCAGAGCCCGCAGGCACGGCAGATGGCGTTTGGGTCACGCGGTAGGAACATCAACATACTGGGTCAGGGTCCAGAGGACCTAGCCCAGGGCCAGGCTGCCATCAGTTCAATGGGCAACTACCAGCCGGGTTCAGCACGCTTCCAGAGCGCTCAGCAGGGCGCGGCCGGAATGGGTATGGCCAACCCGGGGCAGACCTACGGTCAGGACGCCAGCATGATGGCGATGATGACCAACCCCATGAACAACTACAGAATGCGTATGATGGGCATTCAGCAGACGATGCTGAAGCCCGGGGGCGGCACCAACTCACTGGCAACCTTCCAGGGCTCGCTGATGCAGCGGCTCACTGGCCAGCGAAGCATGAGCCAGGCTCAGTTCCAGAACAAGATTGGCGGTCAGAATACTTCTGGATACGCGGGACTACAAGGTCTTTTCGGCGGGCAAACTCAGCAGGTAGTGTCTAGTCTGGCGCTTCAGAACAGGATGTCACAGGGCATGAACGCCGCCGGTAAGTCCGGGGCGAATGCGAAGCTTAGTGACACGCAGATCTCCACGCTGCTCCAGCAGGGGCAGCAGGGGCAGGCCGGTGCGCAGAAGACGCTGGCCAAATACGGTGACCCGACCACCGTTAACCAGCTTCAGCAGAAGGCGGCGAACACACAGACGCAGGCTCAGTCTGAGATTAGCCCCGCGTTTGCGCAGGGTGTGTCCCTAGCGACTGGTGCGCTCGGCAAGTTTTACGGGATCATCGATAAAATCGTTAACGCGCCCGGCATCAACCAGCTTCTGGGTACAGGCTCGGGAGCCGCTGGCACCCTGAAGACGATGGGCAACCCGATAGCTGCGGTACCTGCTGCCGCGACCCTGATCGGCCTCCACGGGCACAAGAAGTCACCCGGGGGCGGGAGTACCGGTGAGCCCGGCGGCGGCCTTAGCGGCGGTCCTGGGGGCGGTGGGGGGCATC